ATCCAGCCATAATAATTATGATCTATCGTTTACGGGTCCACCGAAAACGAAAAATCCTCCTCCTGTTGCTACACTACTAGCCGCATTGGCTAAAGTAAAACTAAAACTATTGCTTACAGGTAATGTTGTTGGTTGTCCTGCATAAGGAATAGTACTGTCAATCTTAGTTATTTCATATGAGCCATAAATTTTTGCTCCAGAAGTATGTGCGACTGCCTTGGTAGCCTCAGGAGTTGCTCCATAAGAAGGAGCTGCGGTTCCTCGAGTACAGCCTGTTAAAGTATTCGTACTTCGACCGGTATATTGAATAGTTTCACTGGTAATTTTTCCGTATTGTAAAGAGGCTGTGTCCGTATTCGTTGCTTCAATGACAATATATCCTGCTGTAGGAAATTCTGAACCATCGGTTAGTACAATAGAAGTATCTGTAGCTGTAATAGTTGTAGCTAAAGTAGTACTGAGTTCAAATGTAGAAATTGCTACACCTCCCACAGGATTTTTAACTTGATAAAATCTAACTGCATCTCCAGTAGATCGTTGATGTCTATTTTCTGTTACAATAACTGTAGTTCCAATTTCAGTTGTAAAAGGATTATCATTTAAAGGAGCCGGGGTAGCAAAAGCTACTCTTGAAGGTCTCGCTCTTTGTAAAGCTTGAGGATCTGCACTTGTAGGTTTAGGTTGTAATTGAGGTTGTTTAGGCTCGAATTCTGAAAAATGAACCCACGCACCATTCCATTCCCTTACCATTTCTAAATAAGGAAAAGCTAATCCAGATCTATCTGAAATAGCAAGTGCATGTTTACCTGAAGCAAATGTAGTCATAATTAAGCGTTAGGATAATAAACCTTAGGTGCGATATAAGTACTCGTAATATCACCATCCTCTTTGACGGCTCTGGCCAATTCATCCTCATAATAAAGTTTCATTTCTTGTGATCTCTGTGGAGCATTCTTTTGTGATAAATAAAATGCTAATCCTGCAGTCATGCAAGGAGCAAAACGATAAGGCACATTTACTGCATTAGTATAAGCACCACCATCCTGAATCCTTCGTCCATAATAAATATTTAATTTATTTCCATCCACCGCTGCACTTGGAGTTAAATAAATTGTTAAAGTTGTTCGATCAATAAATCTTTGAATAAAAAAAGAAGTAGGAGTTCCTTGTGCCGCTTTATTAGAATAACCTTGATACTGGGATCGACTCACTTCAGTCATTGGAGAATCAATATCCGTAGAAGTAATTCTATAATTACATTCTAATATATTATCCATTCCTGTACCATGTTGAGTGACCGCATCGGCGCTTGAATGAATCGCAGGTGTAGTACCATTAGATCCACGAATAGCTCCCGTAAGGTTCGCTGCTCCGGTTGTCGCAGATTTTCCTGTGTATCTAATTGTTTCAGAGTTAACAGTAATGGTTCCACCTCCTTGGTCAGCGCCAGGCATATCCTTAACCTCGGTCAAAGGAATATCGGTAACCGCTGCATTAATTCCTGCAGATAAAGTAGTTGTTAATCCGTTAGAAGCTCCGTCTTGAGGAGATCGATAAGTAGTGTAGACATTTTGTCCTTGTACTAAAGTAAAACCTTGATTAGCAACTTCCCAATAATGAAGTCCTCTATTACTCCATTCAGAAAATAAAAGATTTAAAGATCGTTTAGCTGTTTTTAATTGATAACCAGAAACGTTTTGTAGACCAATTCTTTCGTAAGATTCTTCTACGATTTCATCAATCGGAAGAGTCTTATCGAAAGTGTATGAATGAGAAGTAGTGTTAGCCATGTAACCCTACCCGTCATAAAATATACTTATTCCCACAACTGCACTTGCTGTAGCTTGTATATAGCACCCACTATCAAATAATATTCCATTATCTGGAATGTAGGGATCTATTAAAGCAGCTTGAGTATATATCGTTGAAAGAGTTGTGCCCGTAGTAGATGAATTTTTAAAATTTAAATGTCCAGCTCCAGCGCCACTTCCAGCCATTCCTCTTACTCTAGTTCTTCCAGCAAAAAGAGTTCCTGTAGCTACTCCGGCTGTGACTCCTGCTGAAATATCAGTAGTGATAGCTCCTGAAGCAGTAATGCTTGTAACACTAAGCCAACTATCCGGCATACTTTTTGTAGTAGTATCAGGACCAGCTGTTGCTGCACTTGTTTGAGCAGCCCCATTTTCATCTGTTCCTACAACCACAAAAGTTTCTCCACTGTTATCAGCGGAAGAAGTTAACGTTACTGTTTGAGCATTAATCCATGGGCCACCATCATCTATTGCTAAAGAAGTAGCTGAACCGGAAGCTGATACTTTAGAGGTATGAGACCCTTGTACAAATTGTTTCGACTTTACGCTTGATACGTTTGCCATAATTCTATTCTCCTAAATTGTAAGCTCCCGAAGGAGCTTACAAAATTATTTATCTATTAGCTCCAAGGGGTAACCATTGTGCCGTTACCATTTAAAGCGCAGTCAATAAGCCAAATGCCATCAGCAGCTGCTCTACAATAAACTATTGAACCACCTAGTCCACCTCGTGTACTACCGTCCAAAGTTAAAGTATCAGCTCCTGCCGCATTAAATCCTTCCATGGAATTATCTCCAGTATCAACATACGATGCTGTTCCTTGAAATACATCAGCTGTACTTCTACCTGCTGCAGTTCCTGCATTCAAAGTAAAAGTTTCACCCGATAGATTTGCTGTTAATAGAAACGTATACATCAATCCAACTCTATTTCTAGTGTTTGGATCGTTAGCACCTGCTACTGCAGAAGTTGCTGTAGTAATGATTTCAGGTAAATTAAAAACAACTGTGTTATTTCCCAGTTGTACTACTTTACCTTGATACAAATCGATGCCAGCTATATCTGTGCCACCATCAACAGTACCTGCTCCTATTGTACCTGTGTTCATTGCTGGACCTGATCCTAAGAATCCTCTTAGGGATCTTACTGGTCCACTAAACGTTGTTCTTGCCATAATTATAATCCTCCTAGTTAATGTAGATATGATCTCTAGGCCGTCGACTATACGCGTTCATACCCAATTAATAATTGTATAGTAATTAATCTATACCCCAAATTTAAATTTGGCGCAAGGTATCCCTACGGTAATGTGTGATTTTTTGACAGCGCTTAAGTGGCTATCGAAACTTGAGCCTTGGCTTCGGCTATTTTTGTCTCACGAGTATCTTCGACAAATTCTTGAGCAATGATTTCTTTAATAACATCCTGGATTTTTCTATTAATTTCAATCATCTTGATATTATGCTTCCCGTGCTCCAAATGTTGTCTTTGCCACTCGAGTTCCAAGGACCGTTTCGTATTGTATAGGTCTTCGGTCATTACTAACCTCCTCATAGGTTATCCATTTACGATCTTTCCTCGTAAATCCATCTTTTTTTAGTTTTACCTCATTTTTTCCCAGTTTGTCAAGGATAGATTTTTCGACAGATTCAACTGAATCCTTCTCAGCTTCAATGTCAAAACTGGCATAATGTCCATAGGCATGGAGTTCTATATGGAATTTTTTCATAATGAATTTCTAGCTTTATTTTGTAAATGGGGCGGTTTTGAGGCCGCCCCATTAATATAGTTTTAGTAGGTATTACACACCTTCGACGCCGTAAATACCTCTAGGGTCAGATACGCCAAAAACGTATCTTGCTCTAGCTTTGTATCTTACGTTGCCAGTGTCAAAGTCCCCTTCCATCTTAGTAGTAAGAGGAGCTCTGTCAAAGTGTTTCATTCCATTAGGGACATCTGTAATAATGTACCAAGAGTCAGAATCTGTTAGGTAGTTGTTCACTCTATAACCTTGAGGAATCATACCCATAGATTTGACTGCGTTGATATCATTGTCAGCAGTTGCTACTCTACCTTGAGATTTCATCAATCTCTCAGCAGTGAACTGATTAGCAGATGGGACAATCATCTTCACACCTCTTGCAGCAATTTTTAAACCTCTTTCATCAGTCATTGCAGCGATATCAATTAACGCTTGCTCTAACGATGTTTCGTTTAAGTCTGCTTGAGTAGTAAGAGTATTTGAAAATACTCCTGAT